ACTCATTGGTGAAAGTCAATGAGTATGTTCAAAAATGGGCAGGGGATCTGATGGAGCGAATTGAGAAAGTTGAAACAGAGAAGACGAAGGCGGAGGCACAGGACGATCAACCACGTATAGGGGTAGACCCTTGGGTAAATGTTCTGATTAAAAACAGAGAGGCGATTTCAAAAGCTCTGCGTGGCAATAATGCGAGCGAAACCGCAAGAGTTATCAGAGAGTTGTTGCCCAACGACGAGCGTTACCCGAAACGATCAAAGAAAAGTGAATCTGCTGGGGAAAGAGACGAATTGACTCTGTCTGAGGTTAAGCGAAGACTTGTGGCTAAAAATAGACTACAGAGTATTAAAACAGTAGGCGATGAATATTATAGTGAGCTCCTACGAGAGTTCGAAACCTTTATTTCAAAGTGTATTAGGAGTTAGATTATCTGATTTTACCCATAAATACCCTTAATTTACCCAAGAAATTACCCATAAAATAGGTATGTAACGGGGCATGATACTGGATAGCTTTCCCATAGCAACGGGAACGAACCAAGCTTTTCATGTCAATCAAAATAGATACCTCCGACTTTTTACCAGACCTTGATAACAGGCTTCGTAAGGCCGTAGAGGAAGCCCTGGGCGCCTACGAACGCCGGCAGGCATACAGACGTACCTCTGGCAGCAAGTCATCAACGATCGCACCCGGCTACATGAACAAGAGGGCCGCCGCCGCCTACATAGGCGTGACGACACCCACGTTCGATAAGCACGTAAGGGGCAAGATTAAGGCCGTCCGCTTCAACGGAGGCACCGAGCTTTACAGCGTGACTACTATCGACGAATACCTGAAGTCGCTGGAGGGCTGACGATGGACCAAGCGAGCAGACTCCACGAATACCTAAAGACCCACGACGCTACGCGGCTCATGGCCGCCATTGCTCTGGGCATCTTTCAGGCGAACGTGTGCCGGTACGTCCGGAACATGGTCAAGAGCGGCGCGGCCGGTGTGGTACGGAAATCCCCCTGCCACATCTCAGGCCGAAATGCCGAATGGCTGACCACGGACCCGGAGCGCATTCCCGCCCAAAACCAACTCGACATGTTCGACGGAGCCAACCATGTCGATTGAAAATTCTACACATAGCGAAACCGTGGACCGCCGCCGTAACGGATTGGAAAGCTTCCCGGCGCACGACCATACGGACGGTGGTTCACGGTTAGCAAATGTGAAAACAGATTTTGCCCCAGATTCAATTCTCGACGATGAGATTGCCGGATGGTTGCATAGTCCGAGATCGATTGACGCGAATGAAGTCATAGGCCGCGAGGACCTGATACGTGTGATTGTTCAAGGCTTCCTGAGCGAGGCGGACGCGAGGACCTACATACATGATGTTCACGAAACAGGGTACTTTGCGAGGGCTTATCTCACAAAAGCAGACACTTCGCATTGTGTGGCTGTCGATCTGAAGGTAAGAGCGCGAAAGTTACCGCTCGACCCCGAGAAGTACGCGAAGATGCACAAAGAGGCGTGTAGTGAATTAAGCCGCCTGATCGCTCTTTCCGACATTCCAGTTGCTGATACACCACAGACCAAGAAGAGGTATATCGACCTGGGAGTGAGGAGGTTCATCGACGGTACACTGAATGATCTTGACCAGATCGACAGATTCAAAGCAATCGGTTACGAAAGACACACACCTGACCCGCGCCAATTCCCGTTCAGTCAGGATGAGGAGGCTTTCGACAGGCTCGTTTTCGTGCCAACTAAGGATAATAAGCCCGAATGGACTCAAGCGGGGATAAGTTGGCATGGTTACGACTTCGCCAAAGTGGGATCGATATCTGTACTAGTGGCAAGCGGTGGAAGCGGCAAGTCGCATTTTGTCGAGATGCTTGCTGCTGCACACCTGACCGACAGGCAGACGATGGGCTTTAAGACGGACCCAGACATGAAAATGGCGATCATCGACGGCGAGCGTAACAAAGAAGAACTTCATGAGGCATGGGAGCGTCTTTGCCGTAGAGTCGGAAGGGACTTGCCATATCCGGTATACTACGGAATTACGGCCATTGCCGATTTCGCCGATAAAATGCGAGTGATCGAAAAGATTGTGGATGATGGTGGTTACAAGCTGCTCATCATCGACGGGATTGGGGATTTGATTTTTGACTCCAACAACCTGCTTGAGACGAGGCATGTTCTTCGCGTGTGGCTCAAGCCATTAGTGGAGCAACGAAATTTGACCGTACTGTGCACGATCCACGACAACCCGGACAAGCTTAACACCAACACCGAGAAGCCCCAGGGGCACACAGGGAGGGAGTTGACCAAGTTGGCCAACAGTGTCATAAACTTGACGTACGACAAGAAGACGACACTTCGCAAGGTCTACAACACGGGATTCTTTGGAAAGATGAGGCACGGTCCGGCTAATCTGGAATCATTCTTCAGATGGGATGATGACCTGAAAATGATGGTTGAAGCGGACGCGCCTCCAGTGGTGGATAAGGCTGCTGTTATAGAGAAGAAAATCCCAGACATGGACGAACTACGCATTAAGCTTCCGACCATCTTCAAGGGCTTCCCAGATGGGATTGGATACAGTGAACTAAGGGGGCGCATCAAGTCCGTCTTTAGTAACACTTACAAAATATCAGATGACAAGTCGAAGAACCTGATCACAGATATGCTATCTGAAGAATTGATCTACAAGGAGGGCAAAGGAGGCACCGTAGCCGCAAAATACTACATCAAACCCGACTCCGATGATGAATAACCGAACTGTGTCAACCCAGTTAAACCAGTCAACCCGGCTCGGTTCACCAAGCTATCTGAACTGAGCCAGTATGCCCGCCCTATTTATAGGGCATACTAGCTCGGTTAGCTTGGTTGCCTGAATTGACCACACTTACAGCCGATTCGGAAATTTCAGATCAACCCAGTTCCCCAACCCCAACCCAACCCCAACGAAGATGAACACCCTAAACGCACCAGAACCGAGGCCAAGACTCTTAGCACCGATCACGGCGGAGATCATGCGCACCATCCGGCTCAGGCAGGAAGCGTTCGACAAGCTCGAAGACTCCCGAGGAGAATGGGAGACGACCGTGCAGCTTACGCTCATCGAAGCCCTATCCAGGCGCATCGACAGGCTACGCGAAAAGGTTGACGACGTGTATTACCTGACCCATTCGAAAGAACTCAACCGCAACCGCAATAACTAACCACAGCAGCACACCATGAAATTCAGCGCAGACACTTTCAAGACCTACATCGACGCGGCCACACAGGCACGCAAGGCGGCCGTAGCCGAACGGGACGCGATCAAGGCCGACCCTTACCTGAGCAACGAAGGCCGCAGGGCGAAGCTCAAGAACCTGAGCGAGCAGACGGGCGAAAGACTCCGTAGCCTCCGCCGTCAATACTTTGAAGATTTCCAGACCTTCAAGAAGGAGCTTCGCATCAACACCGTAGTTGGGGACCCGCTTCGCATGGCGGCCCAAAAGTCGGAAATGGCGCGGATATTCGACAAGCTCAGTTACAGTATCTCGACCATCGGGGATGCCCGCAAACAGGCTGACCATGTGGCACGGATGATCAAGTACGCCCAGACGGCCGGTGACACCACCACGATTGCAGCGATACGCATGTTCGCAGAGATCGAAGGCGGCAGGATACAGAGCACTGTCAAGGAGCACGACAGCGAGTATGTCGAGAGGCTTCAGCAGTACGGCGAACTGATCAGCAACATTCCGGACCCGTCCGACACGGCCTCCAGACTGAACCTTGACGCAGTGTTTACCAACCCTCTGAGTGACCAGTGATGAGCATCCCTGAGATCAGTGCGAGGATAGAGCGGATGATGAGGGACGCAAGGGGCTACAAGGCTATGAGAAGGCTAGAGGCCCAACTTGTTACCAAGCATCATAGGGCCACAAAGCACACTTACAAAGACCACATCCAACAGACCAACGCCGTACTCAGGGAATACCGATCCGAGTACGGCCGTCTGTGGGATGAGCTTCACAGTGCGATGGAGTTCCTGTACCTTGACGCGGCCGACCTTGCCCGGTACGACCCGGAGCACTACTTGGACCTGATAACCTTCACGGCTACCAAGTCCGACCCCTCCCGGATCGTCAAGCTCTGGGAGGCGGGCGTTGCCCTGGGAGCGCCGGAGTTCCGCGCGGCGGCCACGAAGGCGGCTCTGGACACCGGCGTTGGTATCGACTTCATCAGGGCCAATAATCCGGGCTTCGCGTCGGTGGTAGCCACACTTGAGCAGGTCTCACAGATCGCACCGGTCCCGCCGTCGATGTACGAGCGCATGTCGTTCGACGGTGAACGCAAGCTCTCCGAGCGGCTTCGCTTCGACGTGCACTTTGCAGACATACCCGAATGGTGACCCCCCCGGGGGGGGTTGAGATAATAACACATTGGCATACATGAAATTAAAGTTAAAATTATTAACTATCTTGAGGCGTGCCAGGCGTACGGTGCTGTCTCCAAACAACCAAGCAGGCAGACATGGCAAAACCTAAGAGAGACGGGCTGGAATTGAAGATGAGGCCCCTGGACATGAATGAGCTCAAGGCTGTGCTCACGGGCGCAGTCCTGAAGATGACCGACTATCTTCAGAACAGCAACGATCCGGAAAGGGTCATGAAAGCATCATACGCCCTGACCAACGCAACAGCCGCCTTCATGAAGGTGCTTGAGCACGACGACCTACGCAAGAAGGTCGAAGAGCTTGACGAGCAGCTTCGCGCGATCAGGGAGGGCAGACAATGAGCCTGAGATCGCGGGTGCTTACGATGATCCGGCAAGCCCGGTCAATGGATGACCAGACCGAGGCGAGGGCCGCTTTTCTGAACATGGTGTGTATGATGTTCAGCCACTGGATCAACACTGGAGAGGAATCCGGCTGGATAATCGAACGATACGACATTGCCCATACTAGGGATTATGTGATGGCAACGGCGGCAATGGATCGTATCAAGGCCGTATGTGAGCCGCTCACCGACCAGATCGCCATTGCACGCGATAGCAGCGACGGCCGCTTGATGCAGCAGCTCTGCGAGCGCATCGACTGGGCACAGATCGCGCTCGACCACTGGAACGAGCACCGCACATCGGATACCCGTCACTTTTAGGGGCAGGACGCACGATCAGGGCGCAGGTCGATAGATTGGGCGAACTCGCCAACATCGGACGTTAGGGGCGAAATTTGGCCGTTTTTGGGGCCTTGAGGCCATTTCGTTTTTTATGCAAAAGTCTAAATCTAATAAAATGTTGCTTTTTGTCGTGTAATGTCTTGTATTTACGTATTCTATTCCGTACAATAGTACAGTCAGTCAACTCGAACCTAACAAATAAGTCAATGGAACAAGTAAGCGACACCCAAAAGCAGGATCTCAGAAACGAACTTCTTCGGAAGTATAAATGGGACATTAACATAACTAAGAAACTGTTGTCTCTAGGCCTTATTGATAGAACAGAGGCCTACAAACACAGAAGCATGGCCAACAAGCTACGAAAGTATGCAGACCAATTGGCGGTGGGTGCCGAAACCAATCTCAACACAGAGGATCTTGAAACCTTGGGGTTCAATGATGATGCAACGAGCAATGGTGTTGTCGTTCGGGAAACAAAAGACTTCCTCAACGAGAGGCTTAAAAAGTGCGATACGTTCATTACCGTAAAATGATGGGCTGGTGAAAACCTGAAAGGAACAGTCAATGGCAGGATGCAGATCACTCACCAGGCAGGAACTGAAGGCGATAAAGGAGGCGGGAATCGACGCATTCCCCGCCCCTTTCCCGCTCAGGGCAAAGGCATTGTTCACTTTGGGCTACACGGCGGGCGCAAGGGTTGCAGAGCTGCTGTCTCTAACCGTTGGCAAGGTCCGGCGAAACGGTGTGATCGTCGAGATGCTGACGTTCGACCGTCGCAACATGAAGGGAAAACGTCAATCGCGTACCGTCAAGATCCGCCCTGATGCGAAAACGGCTCTGGCGGAATGGATCGGAGACATGGAATCTCACATCGTCGTGACCGACTCGACACCACTATTCGCCAATATGCTCAAAGGATCGGAATTTGGCACGCTCACCGGCCAACAAGCCAACAACATTGTCAAGGGGATCTTCGCCAATGTGATCCATGATGAATTCTTGGTCAACCTTGCAACCCACACCATGAGGAAGACTTTTGCCCGGCTCTATTACGAAGAGTGTGTACGCATGCAGGGGCGCGGGCTGATGGTGGACCCGATCAGGGAGGTACAGAGGGCTTTGGGGCATTCGTCGGTGCAGACCACGGAACGTTATCTGGATTTCCATTATGTTTCAGTCCCAGACGAAGCTTTCAACATCTAAGAACCAACCGATGACTCTCGACAAAGAATACTACACGATCAAAGAAATATCAGAGCTGCTCTCGGTGAGCACGCGGACCGTGGAGCGGTGGATCGCTGACGGCAAGCTGGTTGCAATCCGGCTCAACCCGCGAAGTCTCCGAGTCCAAAAGGCAGACCTTCAACGATTCCTCTCGAACAAAACTGGCAATTAGCCACACAAAAAAGGGCAACCACCAGAACAGCCTTCATACAGTCCCGGGGTTGCCCAAATCCTAACACCTAATTGGAGATAAGACAATGGAAGATACAAAATACACCACCAAAGATCGACACATTCAGCAACTTGCCAAAATCCCAGATTACGGGTTCCTGATAAAGCACAGTTCAAGGCTTGAGGCAATGGACCATTCGTTTAAGTTCGACGTGCTTCATACCAACGATATGAACGGCATGATTTACAGCATCTTGTACGGTTTCGAGAGCCACCTTTCGGACACCAAAAAGGAAGCGAACAGCGACGACACTCTCATGGACACTTTCTTTGACCAGTATGTTGAGTTTGCTTTCGACTTTCTGGACACTAGCCACGCAGTCGGTATGAAGCATAGCCCGAAAGATTTTCTCTCTCTGGTAAACATGCTGACGTACATGTACGGCATATCCGTAAAGATTATGAAGCCGTCGAGCCTTACGGACCACCACATCCGTACGCTTGATGTAATGCTTGCGCAGATGATAGCATTCGCCGATTTCTGCGAAATGTCAGCCGATATTGTGCAACAACACAGCCAGACATTCGCCAACGCACTCAGGCCACTGCATACGCTCGCAAACGTGCGAATTCGACCGACCGCTTCAACCGTCCCCGCCTGATACACTTGTATAACGTGTGTATCAACCCAATCGATGTTGCAACACAGTTGCAGTATTCGTAAACTCCAACCGAACTTAACCCAAGAGCATGTCACAGACAGACCCTCACCGTAGCGGCGGGGGATCTTCAGAGGGGAAGGGCGGGGAAGGCAACAACCCCGCCCTCACTTTGAACGATCTTCAGGCACAGGTGGAAAAACTCAACAGGCGGCTCAAGTCCACACAGGATGAAGCTGCAAAGTACCGCGTCGAGCGCAACGAGCTGCGCACACAGATAGAGGCAGCACAGGCGGAGCACGCCGCGCAGATGGAGGAAATGGCCCGTCGGGAGTCGGAACTTCGACTTTCGACGATGATAGAGCGCGTTGCAAGGCTTCATGATCTTGATGAGGAACTGTTGCACGCGGCCCTCACCCAGAAATACGGTGCCAACGAGATCGACCCGAGGGACGTTGACGCTCAGAGCCGTATCATGGAGCTGACCAAACAGGCCGTGCAGCGATTCCCGGGCATACGCATAAAGATCCCATCGCGTCGCATCGGTTTGTGAGGCACCACACTTCATCGCGGCATTAAATTTCAGCCCCGCTCTGAAAAAGCGGGGTTTTTTATTTGGAAAATTCGTAATATCGCTTCGTGTGCGTCCGGGAGGCTTCCAGTACACCTATACTGAAGCCAATGTACACTACTAAAGGCAAAACTTTCGACAGGGTGAAGCGTCTGGTGGACAGGCGCGACTTCAAGACCCTACTGACCGACATACATTCGGCCATGGCCCATAGAGGGGCACCAAAGGACAACGTAGAGAGCGCCGTTGACTACGCCCGGCAAGCAATCGTAACAGCAAGAAGCACCCTGATGGTGGTGCATGGCTACCTCCCAGGCGGCAATGAGAAGCTGATTGACGACCTCTCGGAGCAGTTGAACGCCCTTGCCGACATACTAGCCGCCTTCAACGAAGATCGACGCTCTAAGGAGCACTCTCCGTTTTCAAGAAGTATGAAATTACGAAACGGAGGCACCGATGAACATTGAGGCATCGTTCAAGGCCGTCTGCGACTTCATCGAAATTTACGAATCCGACCGCGTGGGCCGGGCAGGGGTCGAGCTGTTCGGGCGTTCGTTCAACGTCCCTGACTCGCTTCCGCGCGGGACGGGTCGTAAATTTTATCAGATCATGACCGACACCGACCCATTCGAGATGATCGACCAGTGCAGCAAGCTAATGAAGGTCGTCACTGGTGACGAACTGGCCGCCTACCTTGAGCAGACGCGCGGCGTAGCATGGTTCATGATGTCGTCGGACGTGTTCAGCGTGCTATCGGAGACATGGGCTGACAAGGCGGGATTGTCCAACGTCGGAATGAACATGCACGGCTTCGGCTTCGGTGTGGAGGCCGGTCAGGCATGAGCTGGACCAAGTGGAACGGTGCCCAGGCGCAGTTGAGGGTGTCCAAAGCAACACACCGCGCCCTGTTGGCCACAGGCGAGGCCCTGTTGGAGATAATGAGGTCAGAGGTTCCGCACGATGAAGGCACACTCGAACAATCTGGAATGGTGCTCGACCAGTATGATGAAGACGGGTCCATTCAGATCAGTTTTGGTGGAGGTCCCGGTACTCCGATGGCCAAACTCGCTTATGCCCTGCGCTGGCACGAAAACAGCGCCAACTTCCAACGTGGCAGAAAACATAATTACATGAGGGACCCACTCAACAACCACGGTCCCCGTCTACTGCTCAACGCTATGAGGCAACAAATGAAAGGGGAACTGTAATGTCTTACCTGGTAGGCGAACTAACCGCCGTTGTCCGAGTAAATGAGGCACCGTTCGAAGCATCGATGACCCGTGTACGGACACTCGGAGAGCAGACTTCGCGAAACGTGTCCGCAAGCATGAACCGTATCGGTGACACCTTGCAGGGCATCGGCCAACGGCTCACCATGTTTGCCACGACGACGATAGGGGCGGGAGCGGCCGGCATCCTTCGCATGGCCTCCAATCTTGAGCAGACAACAACATCTTTCGAGGTGCTGACTGGCAGTGCTGACAAAGCGTTAGGTGTAGTGAAAGACCTTCAGAGCTTCGCGGCCCGGACTCCCCTGAGATTCGACGGGGTTTCCGACGCTGCGAAGCTGCTGATGAACTTCGGCATCGAAACCGAACGTATCATACCTTCGCTTCAGATGATCGGTGACGTAAGCGGCGGCAACGCCCAACGTTTCGGGTCAATGGCACTTGCCTTCGCACAAATGTCAAGCGCCGGCCGTCTTATGGGTCAGGATCTGTTGCAGATGATCAATGCAGGATTCAACCCGCTTCAGGAAATGGCCGCACGCACAGGCCGGAGCATGGCATCGCTCAAGAAGGACATGGAAGCCGGAGCGATCAGCGCAGACATGGTTATTGAGGCGTTCGCTTCCGCGACGAGTGAGGGAGGACGCTTTTACGGCATGATGGACAAACAGTCCAAAACGCTCGGAGGGCTGTTCTCGACACTTGCGGACGTATCGACCCAGAGTCTGCAACGCATCGGTCAACAGATGGTGGAATCGCTGGACCTCAAAAGGCACACACAGACGGCCATAACGGCCCTGACCAACCTATCCGAACGAGTCATCAGCTTCACCTCCACACATCCCGAGGTGGTCAAATGGGGCGCAGTGTTCGCCGGAGTGCTGGGCGCATCGGGTCCCGTGCTGATGGGTGTCGGAGGCATGATCAAGATGCTTCCGGTGCTCGGTGCAGGGCTTACGGCCCTCACGGGTCCGTTCGGCATCGCCGCCGCCGCCGCCGTCGCTCTGGGCGCGGCTATCGCAAAGAAACCAGAGATGTTCCGGAGCGCCTTCGACCGGATGAAGGGACCGCTTGAGGAGTTCGGCCGCAACTTTGCCGGGCTGGTGTCCAACGTGGTCAATCTCGGGGCGGAGATGGTAAGTTCGCTGACGGCCGCTTTCCAGGCGTTCGGCATCAGCCTTGACAACATCATTATCAAGGCATTGGAGCGTACTGGACAGATGCTCAACACGCTCACCTTTGCCGCTCGGTACACCGTTGAGGCCCTCATGCAGATGAAGGATGGACGCTGGAGCGACGCACTGGACACGCTTGCGGAGGTATCGGGACGGCTCTCCGACACTTTCCTTCGCATCGGCTGGCAGGACCAAGTGAACGGCGCGGGCAAGGCATCAAAGGCGTGGGACACCATGAAGGAGTCTATCGACAAGGTGAGCAAATCTATGTCCAATATGCTCAGTGGCGGAGGTGGATCAGGCGGCGCGGCCAGTAACGCCATAACAAGGATTCTGGATCAGTGGCGCGTTAAGATGGGGGCTATATCCGAAGAGACCAAGCTGTTCGGAGAGGGGCGCATGGTAGAGCTTGAGAAGCAGATCAATGTGACGGACCGGGCGATGAGGTCTATGCTCGACACTGGCCTTGCAACGGCGATGAGCGGCGAGATACAGAAACTCCTTACCGTCATCGAGCGACTCAAGGCTGAGCTGGCTAACATGATGAATAACAACAAGCCCTCAAATATTGAAGAGCAGGATACAGGGCTTGATCCAAAGAACCCGAACAGGCAGGGCGGCCACAACGCCGGGTGGATGATGGGCAGCATGAAGGGCGCGCGCGAAATGGTCGACGTTTACGGACAGTTGCCCACTAAGATTACGGCGGCCACGAAAGCACAGGACATGTTGAACAAAGTAACCAGTGACTATTTCAACAACGTGCTCGCAACCTCCCTTCAAATGGCTCTCGACGGCTTCAGCAAGGTCATCGGGCAGTCGATCATGGGAATTCACTCCTTCAAAGACGCGATGAAGATGTATATCGACTCCCTCAAGCAGATGATGGCCGAACTGATCGCACAGCTCACATCCCGCGCGATACTGGGACTGATAGCGCGTGTCATGGGCGGGCCGATGGGCGGCGGCATGGGTGCCGCCGGCATGATTCTTGGTAAATTCGGCAAGGGCTTTGCAAAAGGCGGTGTCGTGCCGGCGGGCTACCCTTCAGACTCCTTCCCGGCTGGTCTGTCGTCAGGCGAGATGGTGTTACCCCAGGGCATTGCTCAAAAGCTGATGGAAGGATCAAAGGTGGACGCTGACAGATACTCCCATTCTCAAGAGATGTCCATGAACATTGATCTCGGAGGTAGCTTCAGGGTACGTGGAAGTGATCTTGAACTTATACTCTCAAGGCGAGCTAGACGAAATTTTACATGGAACGCCGGTCAGCGTTTCTGAACAACGATTGTTAGTCGAAAGGTAAGCCTACTAGATACATTGACTAGGCCCCGGGCTTTGAACGGCTCGGGGCTTTTTTTTGCACTTTTGTTACAAAGTTTGATCCGCTTTTGACGAGGCCACAAAACAGGTATACAGAAAACTATGTAACTCTTTGTGCAATATGAAGTTATCGATAACTAAGTGTGACCCGACCGGGACTGCAATGGGTCAAAAATTAAGCCCCGGAACTGCCCTAAAATCGACGTTATCGGGGTTTGACGAAAATTATTTAGCTTATTTGGTGCTATTTTTGTTGAGAATTTTGACGTACTTTTGACTCATAAAGTCAATGTTGGCAGTTCAATCAGGCCCAAAAGTCAATGGTCAGCGCAAAAGTCATCGGGGTCATCCGTAAGATCGATACTAAGGCAGGATCGAAAAACGTGATCATCCCGCGTATCTACTTGTCAAGCCCCGGAAGTTACGCACGGGTGAAGATACCAGGAATAGGATCTCTCGAAGAGTACGACTGGGATGTCGATAAGGGCAAGGTCCGTTCACCGCGCGATGGTGGCAGTTTACCGGCGGGCAATGTCAAACATTATAACGAACTCATCGATCTTGCCCTGCTCAATGCCAAGGAATTGATCCGCAAGCTGATCAGGTCCGGCAGCCCAACAGCATCTAGCGTCGCAGAGGCTTACCGCCAACAGCTACGCGGTGACGGTATAGAGCCGGAGCCGTATAAGCCAAAAGAATTGTCTCTCGGTGATCTGTTCGACCGCAAGGTTGATTCTATGGGTGATGATCAGGTAAGAACCGTCTGGCGATACCGCTCCATTCAAAAGAAGCTGCTCCAGTACGGCAACCCGAAGGCCTCTGAGGTGAACGCAATGTACCTGAATGAGTACGAACACTATCTCAGGTCCAAGCTCCGCAACAAGGCCAACACCGTGCACTCGAACATGAAGGTGATCTGTTCCGTGCTCATAGAGGCGGCCGGCATGGGCCATGTGGACCGCAACGAGATCGAGAGATACAAGCTTCCAAAGGTAGATAAAACAAAAAAGGTTCCCCTCACCGAGTCAGAGCTGGTTCGTTTCTGGGCTTACCAGGCAGAACCCGAATCGCTCGAATGGCACGTTCAGCGACTGTTTATCTTTGCTGTCATGGCCGGAGGTATGAGGTTTGAGGATGTTGTCAGCCTAACATGGAGGAGTGTAGACGGTGATCAAATCGCGTACCGGCAGGCCAAAACCGGTAAAGCAGTAAGCTCGCCGGTGCATGGAATAATGAGTGAAATCCTTGAATTTTACGGCCAACACCGCTCCGATCTCGACGATCCGGTGTTTCCCTTCCTCTCCAGGGCAGTACTACAGGCTGACAAGTCCACGCTAAAGCGCAAGATCAGCAGCGCGAACGCAGATGTAAACAAAACTTTAAAAAAGATTGCAAAAGGTGCCGATGTCTACCCAGGTCTTCATACCCACATGGCACGGCATACGTTCGCATCGATTGCAAATAACAGAGGTGCAAACCTTTTTGGGATCTCAAAATCACTTGGACATAGCTCATTAAGGCAGACCGAAGTATACATCAATTCCTTCAGTTCTGAAGTTCTGCTCGACCCATTCAACAAACTCGGAGAGGTGCTGAAATGAGCAATTTGGATCCAAAAAAATACGTCGAGACCAAGCCCATCCCACGGCGCGCGGATGCCGGGGATCTTATCATCATCATGGGAGCGTGCTTGTTGGATAAGAAGCCGGGCGCAAGGCCGGCATTCAACAGAGAGCACGTTGAGGAAAATCGGGACTTACTTGAGAGCGAGGGTGTATATCGAATCCGGGTATTACGGATGATTGAAAATCAGATTCAGTGGAGGCATTGGGACTGGAAATCACTGCTTGGGTGGTTTGACTCGAACCACGTTCAGGATAAGACAAATGCATGGGACGTTTTTTCACCAATGTTCAGTGGCAAGGTGTTGTTGGGTACATCGAACAAACGGTATCATCGTCTTTTGGGAATGTATATTAATTCGGAGATCAGGGAGTACGACAGAGAATTCAGAAAGAAAAACTTTAAAACAGCACTCGCAGGGTATGAACGACTCTTGACAGTTGTAAACGATCTGGATGAGCTAGTGTGTGGTGACAATGTGATTGGCAACACCGAGAACATCCGGGCGAAGCTGAATTACATAACCTCAGAGACGCTCGATAAATCTGCACCAGGGCAAGATGACGCAAAATCATCAGGCGTAGCTTACTATGACACAAATGACTGGCGGGACATGATAATGTCGATCAGTGCAAGAGTGGATGATGTTATTAATAATGGCACCCTGAGACATGGTAAGGACGACTCATTGGTGAAAGTCAATGAGTATGTTCAAAAATGGGCAGGGGATCTGATGGAGCGAATTGAGAAAGTTGAAACAGAGAAGACGAAGGCGGAGGCACAGGACGATCAACCACGTATAGGGGTAGA